TTTACCCGACGCCGCTGGTCTCTCCGTAAACGGCGTTGTATACCAATATACAGCCGTCAAAGAGACAGAAGACGACATGATCGTCTACGTCCAAAACGAAAACGCAGAGGGCGATGGCTACATCTTCCGAGAGATGGATGACTGGTCTGGCCTCCCCGGCGAAACCATCAACAAGCTAGTCGCTGTTAATAACGTACCCATTACCGCATGGGGCGATGGCTCTATTGAGATCGAAGGTAGAGGCTCAGTAGAAGACCCCAACGTTATCTACACCTACAAGATTGACCCCTGTTATGACGCTCAGGCTGATCCCTCATGCCCCGGCTATGTGCCGCCTGTAGACGTGCCAGAGATTGAGGTCATCGAAGTCTATAACGCATTAGGTGATCAGGCCGTCTTAGAGGCCACAGAAGAGACCGATCCTGAGCTTTACGATAGGGACAAGAAAAGACAGCGGGATATTGAAGAAAACGCTGAGAATCCATTAGAGGCCGCCCTAGCGGCTACTGAGAACGCTTTAACGCTTGCAGCCGACGCTACACAAGAGGCGATGATGGCTAGTCTGGCGCGTGTTGATCGTTTTACCCCTTACTACCGGGCAAGCATTGCAGGTGGTGTCTACAACGAAACGCTGACGCTACCTACGACAGATATACCAGATAACAAGGCTGCTCTACGGAACAACCTCGCTCAACAAATACTGCACGAGAAGATGATACAGAGTCAGTATCCCAACTAAGGAGAAATCAATGAGAGTAACGTTATTAGCTGGAGCAGTAGCACTTGCATGCTCGGGCGCTCTTGCAGAAGAAGCCATCATCATGGGCAACGTGGAGTCAAAGTGCGTAATTAACACTGACACTACGGGTGTGTACGGTAACCCAGTAGCAGGCAAGTTAAGTACAGATACTGCTGATGGCGGTGTCGAGCCTATCATTCGGTACGACGTGGCATTAGGAGGATCGTATACGGCACGCATTGTCGCGCCTAGCAGCTTTTCCTCATCGCCTGTTCTTACTGACACCGTATTTTGGGAAGGCTCTAGTGCCGTCAAAGAAGTGTCCGACACGGCTATGGCGGATTATGAAGATAACGCTGTGACCTACGACTACACGACTGAGTACGATCTACATACTGCCGGCACGACATGGTTTAGTGTAGACAGCCTTGCTGAGTATGGTTATGGCAAAGCGTATCCAGCCGGTGAATACCGCGCGATAGTGACTGCGGAGTGCATCGCTAACTGATGAGATTCGCAGCGCTACTGCTGGCGTTTCTGTCAGCATACAAGGCAGACGCTCATGAGATGCTGCCATCGCACCCTGTACTCAGCGTTTCTTACGTCAGCGGTGTACTCAAGACTCAGATGCACCTGTTTAACAAGCGGCAGGATGTTGAGTATTATGAGGTGGGCGTCTTTGATGCTGAGTGGAACCCGGTGCCATTTGTTACTGGGTACAGGATCATTCGCCTAGAGTATTTAGAGCAAGTTAAGTTTGACGTATACATATTGAAGGACGACGCTGACCGGGCTGAGTTTGTTTGTTCACGTTCTAAGCTGCGAGGCGACGATACCAAGGGGGCTATGGTGGCTTCTCGCATTTGCTCACGCTTTTCAAAAGGTAGGTCATGAAACGCCTTGCTATCTTAGCGTTGTGTCTCTGCGCCCAAGCAAACGCGCAGAACAGCTCTTTGAACCTACAGCTCCCCAGTGGCCCTACCAGCTTTCAATCAGACAAGATTCGCAAGGGTGACATGGACTGTCAAAATGCCGTCGGTGGTGGCATGAATTTGGAGCTGGGCGTTACCGGAATTATTAACAACGCTACAGGGCCGTTTGACCGAATAGACCCTATGTACCCGGAACGTAAAGACGTCGGTGTCTACGCACGCATTGTGATACCTCTAGACGGCCCAAAAGAACGCATTAACTGCAATACCCTGTATCAGCTCCTACTGGAAAAAGAGCGCTTAGAGGTACAGCGATTGCGTGCAGAGCTACGCAACCTACAGAGCTTACAAGCCGGCAAGACGGATTTTGAGAACTAATGGACGATATCGAGAACATCGACGACCACGTAAAGGCCGCCACAAAGCACATTAGCGGGATGTCATGGGGTGCGCGTATTGCCGCAGTGATGGGCTTGAGTAGTATTTTAGGCACGCTGTACGGCGGTTTTCTTATGTATCAGAAGGTAGAAGAGATCGCTAATTTAGACCTCGGTGCGTACCAGCAGCAAATGGAAGTCATGGATACCAAGGTGACTGAGGCCGTGGAGTACAGCCGGGACATTAAGAATGGCTTGCGAGATGATATACTCCGCATAGAGCAACAGGCTGATCGCACAGAGGATTTGGTCAGAGACACTACCCGCGAGCTACGTGACTCGATGGATACGGTTGAGACTGAGGTGCGTCAAATTATTGACACCGCTGAGGATAGGTTTGAGGCTAGGCGTGAGCAGTTACGAGCGTCACAAGATCAGGATATAAAGGAGCTGGAAGAGCGGTTAGAGGCGTTAGTCCAGAGAGCATTAGACAACCCATTAGCGGATCAGTGATGAGTACAGCAGAAGAAGCTTTGAAAAAAATCGAGATACATGAGGCAGAGTGTAAGGTGTTGCGTCAAATGATTGACAGTAGGCTTGAGAGTATCGAGAAGCGTCTCGATAGTGGCGCGAACCGTTTTTCGCGTATTGAGAGAATGATCTGGGCTATCTATCCACTAATTATAGGCGCGGCCGGCGTCGTGGAGTTGATGAGATGAAGTTTGATGCAATTAAGGGCTTGGTCGGTGAGCTGGCTCCTACCATTGGAGCGGCGTTAGGCGGCCCTGTAGGCGGCGCAGCGGCCGGCATGCTGGCTAACGTACTAGGTTGTGAGCCTACGCCACAGAAGATTGAGAAGGCTTTACAGACGGCTACACCAGAGCAACTGGCTGAGATCAAAAAGGCTGAACTTGACTTTGAAGTCAGAATGAAAGAGCTTGAAGTTGATGTATTTTCTTTAGAAACAAAGGATACACAGCATGCTAGAGAATCATTCTCAGAAGATTGGACGGCACGAGCTATTGCCATTATGTCCATATTGCTTTTTGGCGGGTATGTGCTTCTCGTTACTATCCAGCCTAGCGATGACAACGACCTCAATGTCGTTAACCTCGTGTTGGGTTATCTCGGGGGCATCGTGTCTTCTGTGGTGAGTTTTTATTTTGGCGCGAGTAAGAGCAGCAAATGAGCAAGTTATCTGATCAACTACGTATACACGAAGGCGTCCGCAGTCACGTTTATTTATGCACAGCCGGCTACGAAACTATCGGAGTTGGCAGGAATATTGCAGAGTCTGGGATTGGCTTGTCAGATGATGAGATCGACTATCTGCTCGAAAACGACATCAAGCGCTGTAAGCAGGAGCTGATTAGCCTGTCATGGTTCGCTGACCTCGATTCGGTACGCCAAGATGCTATCGTTAATCTGTGCTTTAACTTGGGCCTCACCCGCCTCATGGGCTTCCAGAACGCTATGGGTGCTATGGCAGTCGGTGACTACGAAAAGGCAGCAGATGAGTTCCTAGACTCCCGCTGGGCCAAGCAGGTAGGCCAGCGCTCCCTAGACGTAGCCCACATGATCCGTACCGGCGAATATCCATAGTTCCACGTAGAACATACCTGTCGTGAAATGCGACAGTTGTGACAAAACAGAGCGATAATCTGTGTTCCATTAGTTGCAACAATAGCCTGACATAAGTAATATTCTCTATGTGCAATGACGCACATACGGGAGACAATTTATGAGAAGGCAAGTTGAGACACTCTACTGTCCAGTAGACCTTTACGACCAAATAGGTGGCGACCTTGATCGTATCGATGACATCGATATGCAAGACCGTGGCTACCTAATCCTTGAGGTAGAACACCAGTACGGCGAGATCCTTTCTGAGGCGCTACTGCGTGCTAACAATACCGACGAGTTCATCGTCAATCTATTCGCTCCAGAGCGCCCGGCTGACCCGTTTATCGACGGTTTACGGGAGACGCTGTGGTCTTACGCGCGTCCTACTGTTGAGGAAAACCTCGCGTTTCAGTTCGACATCGTAACTAACGCACGGCTTTACGGAGGTGACTACTAATGTTTGATTATGAGCAGGTAATGAGCGACGGCTGGAAGCAGATATCGCAAGTGTTAGCTAGAGAGTATCGCCACGGCTTCGAGTGTGGCTACTCCGGTCGGTACTTGGATGTTAAGCCGCGCATGAGCGATGCGTTCTCACAAGGCTACGCGGCTGGCGAAGAGCTTTCGCGTGTTGAGTATGCAATGAGCGCAGCACCACAGCAGGGTTACGAGGACGTGACCTACGAAGAAATGGCAAAGGGAGTTTGAGATGACTGAAGGAATCGTGCCGATTCACGGCAAGCAGTACAAAACGGTTGCGTACCGGGTGAATGAGTTTAGGGAGAAGCATCCTGACTTCACTATTAGTACGGAGCTGGTAGAGGCTAACGACACGCTAGTCGTTATGAAGGCGAGTATTAGCAATCAAGAGGGCCGGCTGTTGGCTACAGGCTTTGCAGAAGAGGTTAGGGCCGCGAGCAAGATTAATCGCACTTCTGCCTTAGAGAATGCCGAAACGTCAGCTATCGGTCGTGCATTGGCCGCGCTGGGCTTGGCTGGCACTGAGTACGCATCCGCTGATGAGGTAGCTAATGCTATTAGTCAGCAGAACGATACAGGGCCGTTGATGGCTCACAACGAAGCACTACAGCGCAACTATGCGTCTGTGTACTTCATCAAGGAACACCTCGCATTACGGGCATGGGAGGCCGTAGCAGAGGCGTGGGGTGAGATCGACGACGATGACAAGAAGGCGTTGTGGATTGCACCCAGCAAGGGAGGGATCTTCACAACGGCAGAGCGTGGCGATCTTAAAAGCAATGAGTTTAATGAAGCTAGAAAGCTAATTTTAGGAGAAAGCTAATGGAGTATGACAACACCAACCGGGGCGTTTTGTTTAAGAACGACAAAAAGACCGACGACAAGCATCCTGACTACAAGGGAAGTTACATGGATGCGAATGGCGCTGACCACTGGCTAAATGCGTGGTTGGCTAAAGATAAGAATGGCAATACCTACATGCGTCTTACGACAAAGCTGAAGGATGATGTCCATAACAAGGGCATGCAGCAGGCGCGTCAGGTGCTTGATCAAGGTGATGAAAGTGATATCCCCTTCTAAACAGGCCGCAGACAAGTTCTGTGAGCTTTTAAAGGCTGAGGGGGATGAGGCAGGGACAACGTTATCGTCTCTGCTAAACGTCCCCAGAACAACCGTATGGCGCTGGAAACAGCGCATCGATTCGGTAGAGAAGATCGGAATGCTGGCTGATTACTTTGGCGTTCCAATTGAAGAGTTTTTCACAACGGGAGAAAGGCAATGAGTCAGAAGAAACGTGTACTGTCGTACCTAGAGAGCGGCAAGAAACTAACCCGGCTAAACGCATGGGATCAGCTTGGGGTCATAGAAACACCGGCCCGAATCAGTGAGCTGCGCGCAGAGGGCCATACCATCTTTACTGAGAGGAAAACCGTGCTTAATCGGTACGGTGACTCAGTGCAGATCGCTGAATGGTCTATGTAAAAAAAAGAACCCCC